TGCCACAACCACATGAGTATTCAACATAGTCTGTTTCTGCACCGTGATCTGTTAAGGTAATCTTGTTTAACAGTTTTGTTACTAGACTTGAATAATCAAGTGATGACCACACCCCTTTATTCAATACTTTCATGAATGTACTAAAATCTCTTTCTCTAATTTGATCCCTTATCTCATCTAGGTTATATGTTTCTCCTTTTGCATCTGTTGACAATTCCATAATTCCCTTATCTATATTATATGTTATATGTGCGTTTTTTATATTCTTGAAGTCTTTGCTTAATTGGAAATTTATGTTTTGTGCTGATTTATCTATTATATCATCTCGCAGCTTAGACTCTTCAGGAACATCAAATTCAGCTGGAATTATTCCCGTTGGTATGTTTAGTCTGCTAGATAATTTGTTTATCCATTGTTGTGTCTCATCATTTTTTTCTGGCCCATTCAAACCTTCATTATATGCTGGTGTTATACCTTGGGTTAATAAAGTCCCTATCACTGTTCGTATTCTTTTAAGGTCCTCTATTCTATGATCTGCGTAGATAGGAGACCTGTTAAATATTTCATTTCGTATTTTCTTTAACAACTTAATATGTTGATCTATTGAGCTATCATGCACTAAGGGGATGTAGACTTTCTTTTTTGGAGCTTCTAAATTACTTGTTTTCTTCCAATTCTTTCGCTTATTTGCAGAGAACATGGTTATGTTTTGCAGCATTTTATCATATATATTTTCCTTTAGCTTTTCACCTATCTCCACAGTTGATGATACATTAAACTCTACAATATGCAATACACCGTTAACAACAAAAATCAAATCCGGTGTAAATACCTGTTCATTTCCGTTTTCTTTATAAACTGGTTTGTAATCAAATCCAAACTTTTTAGCAGCGATACGTATGTCCATATCTGTAGATTGGTACAAATAACTAACACCTGCATCCTCTAATAAAGCTTTAAATAATATATCATGTCTTAGTTTAAACATTGCTGCTCCTATCTTAAACTTTAATCCTAGATATTTACTTATGTTTTTTGAAACTATTTCCATGAAATTTATTGAGCATTTGACCGATGGTAGGTCCTCTAACATTGCTCTAATAGTCCTCAAACATTCAGTTTCATCTGCTG